CCATAGTGGCGCGAAGTGACGTTGCTGAGGTGGCAGCGTCGAAGCCAAGCCTGGTCATTGAGGCCAGAGCCGCGCCTACCTGGTCGAAACCGATGCCGAGGTTGGCGGCGACCGGCAGGATGCGACCTAGGACAGGAGCGAGCGATGACGCCTCTGCTTTGCCCTCGCGGACGGTGGCAACTAGTATCGACGTTGCCATCTCCGCATCCATGTTGGCACCGGCATATGCGTTCATCGCGGATGTGGCAGCGTCGGCTACAACCGCAGTCTCGCCGAGGCCAGCAGCCGCTCCTTTGGCTGCTACTTCCACTGTCTTCATCACCGCCTCGCCTCTGATACCAGCGGACGTGACGAAGAACAGAGCCTCGGCCAGCTCCTTCGATGCCTTACCTACGGTAGGCCCGAGCTTGAGGATCTCATCGCGGAACCCTGCGACTTCATCGCGTGACAGACCGACGAGGCCCACCACCTTGGATAGAGCCATGTCGAAATCGACCGATAACTTGGTGGCGGCAGCGCCTGCAGCCAGCAACGGCAGCGACAGTGACATCGAGATACCGCGCCCGATCGACGTCATCTGCGTACCCATCTTTTTCATACGGGCAGCGGCTGACGTCATCGCGCCTTCGAACTGTACAGTGTCGCCTCGTAGCTTAACTACTAGGTCACCTACCATTGTTGGCATTAGTGATCCCTCCGAGCGCCTGTAGGCTCGTACTTATCCCACCGAACAGAGTACCTGGATCTCTTACGACCTTGGGTCTGCGCGGCTTGGTTAGGCCGGTGACGGTGAACTCGTCCAATCGGAATGGCTTCTTTTTCTTCTTCGTGTCCCTGTTCGCATTTGCATATACCCACGGAGTCACGGCTGCTACTACTTCCTGCCACTGCACGTCGTTGCGATGGCGCTTCATAAGCAGGTCGAACTCGTACGGAGTCAAACACCAAAAGTCCTCCTCACTCAATCTCAGATCGTAGCGCCCGACTGACCAAACGGCCCCCCAAGTTGGGGGTTCGGAGGGTCCGATGCTGGTGCATCTTCACCTCCGACTGCGAACTCCGGCATTGATGCCTGGATAGCGGCAGCCAGGTCAGTCATGACTTTGGCAATTCCGTAGTCTTCGATGAGGTCGCCAACCTGTTCCAACGTCAGTGTCGGGTCCTCGTGCACCAGGCCTGCCCACATGATAGCTTGGATTGCGGTAAGAGACGTCAGGTCGAGCTGGCCGCTGAGCATCGACAGCCCTGTGACCTTCTCGACCAGGACAAACGCGTTGAACGACAGCTTGATGTTGCGCTGCCTGTCCAGCATGATTGGAATCTCTACTCTAGGAATACCCACCCCGTCTCCCTTCTGTTAGCTGCCCTTATTAAAAACGGGCTGACCGTTGATCTGCAAGGTGACGGAAGCCATGAGGATTCCATCGACCGGCACGTCCTGGTCGAACCCGACGACGAACGCATCCATCTTCCAGTCGGAAGCGGTGCCAGCACCAGCGTCATTGTAGACAAGCTGGAACCCGGTGGTGTGCTGCAAGCCAATGAGTGACAGCAGGCCAGTCGAGTCGTCATGCGTCTGATTCTTCGGTATCAAGTTGATGTCGAAGGTCATCTCACCAGCCGACACCAGACCAGACACCTTCTTCATCCACGTGATATCCTGTGATGGCGCGTCGTGTGTGGCCTGCTGGAAGCTCGGCCCGGACGCGTCGACCACCTCGGCAACGGTGGTGAAGACGGCAGACACGGTGGCGTCCCAATAATCGTTGAGAGTGTGGCCGGTGATGGCTGCGAACTCGATCACCAGTCCATATGGTAGGTTGTATGATGTAGCTGCACCAGGGATGGGGATACCTTCCTCCTCCCAAGTGGTGCCCCCGTTGAGTGACCAGCGGAAGGTGTCGATGGTGTCGGCCAGGTCAATCTCGACGCGGACCACACGAGTCGGTCCACCTTGGTAAACGGCGAGGGCATCCCAGTCGAGGTCATCGAGACCAATGCCGGTCTGCGACCACGCACCGAGCGTCCCCGCGTTGTCCCCCATCTTGAGGAGAGTTCCGTGTGAGGAGAGAGGTTGTGTCATGGCTTAGGTTCCTTTCGTGAAGGTCGGTTGTCCGTTGATCTGGAGGGTGATGGACGCCATCAGAATTCCGTCAACCGGAACGTCCTGATCGAAGCCGACCATGTAGGCATCGAACGTCCAGTACGATGCGGTCCCTGCCCCTGCATCGTTGTACAGCAGCTTGAACCCGGTCACGCCCTGGTTCCCGAGGATCGAGAGCAAGCCGGTGCTGTCGTCGTGCGTGGCGTTCTTGGGAATGAAGTTGATATCGAACGTGACCTCGCCAGCGGAGACGAGACCGGACACCTTCTTCATCCACGTGATGTCTTGACTCGGCGCGTCGTGGGTCGCCTGTTGGAAAGACGGCCCTGAGGCGTCGACTACTTCTGCGATGGTGGTGTATGGTCCTCCACCTAGGCTTGCTCCCATCTGGAGCAGGGTACCATGTGAAGACAGGGGCTGCGTCATCTCATACCTCCTCGGCGGGAACTACCCGCATGATAGTGGCTCCGTCTTCATCGACGATGCCGGTGTCAACAATTCGCTCCTTTGGATTGCTTGTACAGTGCTCTTTTGTGAAGTGCTCGATCGCGTCGTCTCGGCTGATTGTGGCCATCGCACAGAAGCGGCATTCATAATTTGGTAGCCCCTTCCAGCTTGACACTGTGTAGGCGACCCCGAGATACGGGTCGACGACAGGCTCTGGTTTCGGCTCTGGAGTGAACTTGATCACTTCGACAGGTTCCTCTTTTCTTTTCTTCCTCGACATTGGCACCTCCATTATCAGACCGCCTTCACGATCGAGAAGTTGACCGCGAACACGTAGCGCTTATTGTCGTCCATCTCGATCAAGAACGGAGGCTGCATAGCGGCGATCCGAATATAGAAGACTCCGTTTATCGTCTGGTTGACAACGCCGTCTAGTGCGGTCGCCATCGACCGGATGAGGGCGTGACCTGTAGGGTAGGACGTGTTGCGGCATAGAAGTTGGATTCTCGGCTTCTCGCCTGACAGTGCACCGCTGCGAGCAGCGCCTTCACTTTGGTTCCGCATCGGCGCGTCGCCGCCGTATTCAAGGAAGGCACAACAGACAGATGGTGTCTCTGGCATATGACCAAGGAATAAGTTAGTGCCAACTGTCGCTAGTGCCGCCGTCTCGACGAAGACACCGAGGTCGTCCAGTACCATCACTTAGTCCCTTTCTTGGTCTTTTTCTTGATCGCCCTCGTCTTAAGCCACTTGTCCAGGTCGCGGCCTATTCGCTTTGGCATGCCAGGGATCGCCGCCATCATCGGGATCTCCAGGTACTTGCGCTGTCCGACCGGGTGTCGGAAGTGGCCTTCGTGCTGTACGACTGCGTATTTAACCGCAGGCCCGCCGAAGCCAAGAAGGACCAATGGACCAGGCAAGGGAAGCTGGACGTGACCACTGGAAGCCAATGCACTGGTGTCACGTGGTACGAATCCGGCCTTCGACTGCGCCATGATCTCTTCGCCTTCGAGATATAACGACTTACCAAGTGCCTTGTCCGCATCCTTACCAAGCTGTTTCAATCGCTTGCGCAGGTCCTCGGTTCCGAACACCTGGACGCGACCACGCAGCATGCCCATTAGACCACCACGACTTGGTGGTGGAGTGACGGGTCGCTTGTCTCGTCCGGATATGCATACACTGCCAGGATCTGCGGCTGTGAACCATCGGGCAGCGTGATTCTGTCAAGCGTTGACCAGACCGGTTCTGGTCCCATATATACCTTCGCAGTTGACTGCACCTCGCGTACTGCGTTTGATATCTCGGACGCTCCGGTCACGACCAACTCCGGCTTGAAGACGACGCGAGCTATCACTTTCTCCGACCCAGAGTACGTAGTCTCACCATAGTCGTTCCGGCTGGCGAAGCCCTCCCTGATGACCACGTCGTTGAGGAACTCGTCGAACTCCGACTCGAAGCTCATCGCACCCTCCTTGATAGGAGCGCACGCGCACCGGCAGGCAGCCGGTGCTCCACGATCGCTTGTACTGCGGTCGGGCTTTTGTACGTGATCGCCAGGTCGCCGACTGTCTTCGATTTCACGGCATCGTCACGCTTGGCGCTGCGGTACCAGTCAACGACCGTCTCGATGCACGCCTGCTCGATGTACGCCGGGAGGTTAGCATCGGCAGTGCCTGGCAAGTCGTACCCAGCAACATACGTGACTGTGTACAGCATCTCCTCTGGAGCAGACCCCATGATCGGTCGTCCTCCAGAGGCTGCCCACCCGACCCACTCGCCGCTAGCCCAGCCAGCTTGTCTATATAAGATACCGGCTTCTGCGTCACGAATCGAGTAATCGGTGATTGGCGACGACTGGCAGACGATGGCAGACACCGATACAATCGGCGTATTGGTCAGCAGCAACAGCGTGTGCGAGGTGCCGGTCACAGTCTCGTCATACGTCTGTTTCGAGTACACGTGTCGGACGTACTGCTCGATAGCGGACGTGGCAGCAGAGATGAGCCGGTCTATTTCAGCGTCGAACTTCCTCGACGACACACCCAACGTACCTTTGACTGCCGACACCGTAGTGAGGTTGCTGGTTCCGGCTTCTGTCACAACTGCGACGGACATCTGTTACCCCTTCGTCACTGATTGCCGGTTCGTGACCGGCTTTGTCTCGTAGCTGCGGGACGTATACACCTTGGTTTTCTTCCTCTTCTCTTCTTCCCTCTCGCGCTTGGTCTTGACTGGCTTGGTCTGTGCCTTGTCGATCATCGGTTGCTCCTAGTAAAAAGCGGGGAGTGGACGCCCCGAAGGGCGACCCTCCCCCACATGTCAATTAGGGCTTGCTGCCCTTCGGCTTCGCCGCAGCCTTTTTCGGCTTTGGCGCAGTCGCCTCCTTGGTGTCTTCATCTATCAGGCGCTTGCCATACTTATCGAGTCCAGCAGGCGGCTCGACGTAGGTAGCCACGCCGGAGGAGACAAATTTGGCGCACTGCACGGGCAGGAACCAGGCTGTCTCACCGGCCAGGTATGGGGCGTTGTTCCTGGTGAAGAGGACACCGGCCAATCCAGGAGCTGTCATAACTACACCACCCTACCTTAGGACTGCGGCGATTCGTCGCAGATGGCGGCGAAGCCGAACCCGAGTTGGAAGGTGTCAACACTGGCAGCATCAAGATCGGGAGTGACCTTGACGCGCCAGTACCGCTTGATCCCGGTGAGGTCCTGCTTCAGCTTAATGGCAAACAGCTCGGTAGTGCCACCGTCTGAGGTCTTCACCAGGTCGAAGTCGACCTCGGTTGCGTAGTCGGCCTTATCTGAGAGGTTGGCAGCGTCGCCGTGCTCCAGACCGACATCGAGGATCGAGATTGATTTGGTATCTGCCAGGGTAGCAGACCCTGCGCAGAAGATGAAGCCCGACATCGGGCCGGGCTGTGCCTGCATGTCGACGATCTCGCCGACAGCTTCGGTTGCGTCACCGGTACCGGCAGCAACACCCCTTGCACCGCCACCACTGAGGAGCTTGAACGGTGCGCCTGCGTCTTGATTGTTGATGTCCATATTCTTATTTTCCTTTCAGCGGTCAGTTCGCGCCTGGCTTACCAGGTCCACTTCACAGTGTCGATGAGGACGATGCTCTCCACGTGGCGGCAACCGAGGTCGTGCTCGGCAATGACGCGCATCAGCGTTAGATCCTTCGAGTAGGCCGACTGCAGAGCCGAACCATCCCAATAGGAAGCCTCAGAGGATGTGTCGATCATCAGGTTCATCGACTCGCCGAGCACGATGTCTGCGAAGTCGACGAGGTAGACCTCGGACTCGGTGCCACCACCGAGGGTGTCTGGAATGTTCGTGGTATCGGCGTACGGGAAGCCGAAGAAGGTACCGGCATCCAGTTCCGTTTTGAACACGAAGTTGTTGTTGGTGTCGCGCAGCGACTTGAGGTAAAGTGTGGTGCGCGGAGACCAGAGCCAGCCGACGTTGATCATCCGGACGTGCGCATTGCGGAGCTTGAGCATCGCCTGCATCACTTCTGAGGTGATACTGGCGATAGTGACGGTGCCGTTGGAATTGATGATGTTGGCAGTCGGAACGAATGATTTCAGCCCCTTCGGGGTGTTCTCTGTTCCGTCACCACGGATGAACGCAATGTCTTCGCGATCGGCCATCGAAGCGACCAGGTCGTTGCGGATCATCGTGTCCGCACCGTAGGTCTCGAAGCGGAGGAAGTCGTTGCTGATCGGAACGACCGCAGCAAGCTTCTTCCAAGAGAGGTTGACCATACCGGTCGTCTGCTCGGTCTTCACGATGTTCTGCGACTCGCCGATATAGGTAGCGGTCGCGCCGCCGGTCAGCTTAGGGATCTGCATCGAGCCAGTCGGCATCGGTACAGTGGTGGGCCGCATGCTGCGGAATACCGCACGCTCACGCAGCAATTCGATGACCTCGGTGCTGTGCTGCGTCGGGACGAGCACGCCGCCACCGCTATCCTCACTCGCTTCGAGGATCTTGGTCATGTGATCTTCGCCACCCCAAGTCTTCGCCGCCCAGCGTGCAGCACGCTCCGGGTCTGCCTTACCTGCGGCCATCGCACGGAGGAACTTGGCCATCCCGAGTCCCTTGTCGGCGGGATTCGCCGGGATGGGCCGCTGTTGATTGATTACACCCATGGCTCTTACCATGTCGTCGTAGGTGACGTTGGTGACGGGTGCCTGCTCCTGCAGGATCTGCTGTGCGATTTCTTTTGCGATCGCAGCAACGTCTTCGCGTGTCATGTCCATAGTCGTGTTCCCTTCTCGTTATGTTTGTCTACCAGCGTTACGCTGGCAGCTTGCCGGTTTTCGCCGTGAGTGCCTCGCGCACCACATCGGCGATTGTTTTCTTGATGTCGTCCTCGGTCAGTGTATCCTCGGTGGATGCATCCTTGACCTTCGGCTCCGCCATCTTCGCGACCATCGCCTCCGCCACCTTCTCTGGTAGCGCTTGGATCTGGTCGTTCAGATCACGGATGACATCGGAGAGTGTTTTGATCGCTTCTTCCATAGCAGCCTCCGATGGTTCTGTGTTGATAATCGTACCAGTAGTGTTCAATGGGTTGCTGCCGGTCGTTGTTGTGAATGCACCAGGGTCGTTGATCGTGCCGGTGCTGTTTAAGCTCACGGCGACAGATGACAACTCCCTGTGGATACTCGCAACCAGATCCTTCGGCAACCATAAAGCGACCTTGTCCCCTTCTGGGTCGCGGTCGAGAATGCGCTCTGCCCATGCTTTCATCGGCATCAGGTCGATACCGGCAGCGCTCGCAGCTTCGAGTGCCTCCGGGTTAGATGGAACTGGGACCACACTGTGTTCGAGCAGCTCCTGCTCGTGGAAGTCGTAACCCTTGTGCTCGTCGTTGTAGACGTATTGCTTCGGCTTGAAACCGACCGAGA